AGACCGCGAAGGCGCTCGGCATCACCGTGCCGATCACGCTGCTCGGCCGAGCCGACGAGGTGATTGAGTAGCTTTTGTGGTGCGGCGCAGACGGTCGGTATTGGCCCGTTTGCGACATGCTGGGATGTCCGTTCCATGTCGGCGCTGATCGACGCTTGCTGACCCGAAGGCGAAGTCGCGGCCTGTTCGCGCTGGTCCTCAGCCTCCAGCCACCCCGGACGTTCCGACCCATACGGAATAGAGCGATCGGCTCGCCGCCATGAACAAGAGGCTCCGACGATAGCCGCCGAAGCAAACGTTGGCACAACGCTCCGGGAGGTCGATGCGCCCGATAGGCTCCCCGCCCTTATTGAAGATCATGACGCCATCGAAGCCATCGCTGACCGAACTCGTTGGAACTCCGGCTGAGAAGCCACCGGACCACCCGCACCATAGATTGCCGTCCACATCGAGGCGCATGCCATCTCCGCGGCCCTTGTCGACGCTGATGAACACGCGGCCGTTGGCGAGCCGCGTGCCATCATCGACCACATCGTAGGCACGGATTGCTGGAGGTTTTGAGGCGTCCTCAATGATGTACAGCGTCTTCTCATCGGGCGAGAAGGCGAGCCCGTCGGGTACATTGATGCCGTCCGCCACCACGGAGAGACGCCCGGTTTTGTCCAGGCGATAGACGTTCATTGGGAGCTCTTGAGGTTCAACACTGCCATTGTAGTTGTTGACAATGCCGTAGATCGGATCGGTGAACCAGATTGAGTCGTCCGATTTTACTACTATGTCGTTTGGCGAATTGAGCCGCTTGCCCTCGAAACGGTCGGCCAGGACCGTGATGTCGCCGTTGTATTCGGTGCGAGTGACGCGGCGGGTGCGATGCTCGCAGGAAACCAGTCGACCCTGGCGGTCGCGTGTGTTGCCATTCGCTTGGTTTGACGGCTCGCGGAACACCCCAACTGCGCGCGTTGCCTCGTCCCAGCGCATCGCGGTTGTTGGGGATGTCGCTCCAGACAAGATAGCGTCCATCGCCAAACCAGACTGGTCCTTCGCTCCAGGCCATACCAGTGGCGAGCCGCTCAACGCCGACAACGCTGGGTCGGTATTTGAGGAAGCTCGGATCGAGCACCTTGAAGGCTGGGTCGGGATAGTGCGGGTTCGGCGCCCATTCGGCTTGCGCGCGCGCCATGGGCGAGACCACCGGCAACGCGGCGGCGCCCGCGGCCAGATGCAGAAAATGTCGGCGGGGAAATTTCATGGTGCCCTCCCAGGAGTCGATTAGGGGCACCAGCCTACCAGTGCGTCGCACCTATCTCGACGGCCTTTATCTATCGTCGGGGGCAAACCGAACTCGGTGTGCTCGTCACGAGCATGGACGCCGTGACCGCTGTTTGCCCCGGCGCCCCCCTTCAGGGCTGCGAGCACTGGCGTGATCTGGCGGCTGTCCACTCGGTGTAGCACACCGGGTGCTGACGCCTCATCCACGCCCGCAACGCACAGGTAGTCAGCGCAGCCGACAGATCATGCTCAAGTCGACCCCGTAGGTCTTGGCGATGCTCGCCAGCGTCTCACCGGCATCGCGGCGCCTGATAGCTTCGGCGCGCTGATAGTCCGAGAGCTTGCGCTTTCGACCGAACTTGACGCCGTTTGCCATGGCGCGCTCCCGGCCGGCGCCGGTGCGTTCCTTGATCAGCTCCCGCTCGAATTCGGCGATGGCAGCGAGGAGCGTCGATAGGAGCTTCCCCTGCGAGCTCGTCGTGTCGAAGAGCGGGTCACCGAGCGACCGGAAGGACGCGCCGGCCTGGCTGATGCGATCGATCAGTTCGAGCAGCTCCCGCGTCGAGCGGCCGAGCCGGTCGATCTTGCTCACGATGACGATGTCGCCGGGCTGGAGGCTCGCCATCAGCTTGGCGAGCTGCGGCCGGTCGGCCCGCACCCCGCTGATCTTCTCCTGGTGGATCTTCGCTGCACCGGCGGCCTTGAGCTTCTCAAGTTGGGCGGTCAGATCCTGGTCCCGCGTCGAGACCCTGGCGTAGCCGAAAATGGTCATCTGCCGCCTCCCACTTTCGCAAATAAGATTTGCAAAATCTAAGTCGCTGAAAAATCGGGTCAAGGACTATTTTGTGAAACTGACAAAGTTTTGCAAGCAGGTCCAGGAACGTCCGCATATCCAGGATGGCGATCCAGTCGTGACCATTGCGTCGATGCGCGACGACCGGGATGCGCGCGCTGTCCGGGCAGTCCTCGCGCGCTTGCTGGAGCCAGTCGTATGGATTGCCCTTCTCGGTACGCTTGACCTCGAAGTGGATGTGGGGGAGCTCCACGCAGTCGATGTCGGGGCTGTCTGGGCCGCCCTTGAACTGGCAGCCGCGGCGCGCCGACGGGAAGCCGTTCTCGCGCACGACCTCGGCGAACTCGAGCTCGCCCTGCTTACCCTTGCGCCGGCTGTTGATCGGCATCAAATGCTCCAATGCGACGCACCTGGCGGTCGCTCGCGGGGACGGTTGCTGCCCTGGTCGTTGCTGCTGTTGCGGCTGTCACGCAAAGCCTCCCAAGTTATGGCCATATATCCGAAGGAGTCCGCGCAATTTGAAGACCAGTCGTGGTCGGGGCCGAGGCCGACGTTGCGGTTGCGGTCGCGGCGTTCGTGATAGAAGCCCAGCGCATCGAGGCCGGCTTCGGTCGTTGCCTGGTTGAACCAGCACTTCGGCAGGATGCGGCGCACCGCTTCTATACGCATCGACGCAGCACCTGGTCCCTGATTCTTGATGACCTCGACCTCGAACCCGGCGTCGTACAGATGATCTTTGTACCGCTTGCCGGTCACGCTGTTGGTGGTCACGCCATCGTGGGGCAGGTAGCAGATCGCGCGATGGTAGTCGCGCTTGCGCAGCTCTTCTACGTAATAGGCCAACACTTGGCCTTGGCCCTCGATGTAGTCCAGCACGCAGATGTCCCGGCCAATAAATTGCACGATCCAAATCGCGTTGGCGTCCGCAGTCGCACCGGCGCCTCCGATGTCCCAAAACGCAAAGAGCTTGTACATCGGGTCGCGACCGACGCGGGTGATGCGCTTCTCGGCCCGAGCTTGGGCGAGGCCTTTGGCGAAATAGGCGCCTTCGAAGGCCTTAGCGTACTGCCCCTCCCAGACGTGTTCGTACCGCTCTGGATACAGTCTCAGATCGGTCTGCCGCTCGGCCTCGAGCTCGTTGGGAAACCAGGGATTGTCGCGCCAGTTGGCCTCGACAACGATCGCGTCGTCCGGCTTCTTTTGGCGAAAGAAGACGTCGATCGCGTCGGACTTGCGCCTCGGATTCCAGCATGCCCAGATCTCCGAACCTTTCGCACGGATGGTCGGCCGCAGCAGCGTGAGACTGTAGTCGGTCAACGACTGGGCTTCCTCAATCCAACATCGCTGGAAACCCTCGAGCGATTTGATTGATTCGGCTGAGTAGTCCTTCATGCCCCGGAAGATGATGATCCCACCGCCAGGGGTCTGGATCTTGTCATCAAGGACGCGAAACTCGGAGCCGACGCGCAGCGACTCGATCTTGTCCTCGATCAGGCGCTTGCTTGATTGCGCCAAACTCTCTTGAACCTCTCTGATGCAAGCGGCGCGCAAGCCCGGCTGAAGCAGCGCATGCTCGACCAACAATTCCGCGAAAAAGTGAGATTTGCCCGAGCCACGGCCTCCCCACGCGCCTTTGTATCGACTAGGCTCCAGGAGCGGACGAAAGACCTCGGCGGTCTTAATTTCCATGGCTCGACGGGGCTCCATGTGTTCACCTAACATCGGTAGGGCGGAAATGATGTCCGCCAACAGCAATTGAAATCATTGCCAAAAGTCCGCTCGCCAGGCCGTAGGCGGACCCAACAGCACGGGAAGCAAAGGGAACGCAAATCGAGGGGGTGACGGGTTGCCTGACACCGCTGGTCATCGGGGGCGCATGAAGCCATCTTCGTCCCTCCCGCCCTCGGTCGGCGGCTTTGGTGGCGGCGCGGGCACGCACTGCAGCAGCGCCTGGATCCTGTCGCTGGCGCTGGCCCGGCCGACCCGGCAGCTTCTGCGCCAGCGAGGTGCGAGCAATGCGCTCGACCTCGCCGGTCTTCGGCGCGACGATCACGCGGGTCAGCGACGGCACTATCGCGCGTGCGCGCTTTATCTTCTCTATGAGCTCGAGGAGGAGGGCGTTCGAGTTCGACATTAGGCTGGCGCCTCCGGCGCAGGCGGCGGCAACGCCGCAGCCTCAGTCAGCAGACGCGCCTGTAGCGCGTCGAGCTCGGTCGCCGACAGCTCGGTCAGCTTCTTGGTCAAGATCGCCGCGTCGATCATTTGCAGCGGCTTGCCGAAGCCGCGGTCAAGGATCTGGGTCGCCGCGGCCAGGCGGTCGCGATCGCTGCCGCACCGGCAAATGTCCACCAAGGTGTGGAGGGCGAGTTCGGCAAAGCCCCGCGCTTCGCGGCAGATATCGGAGATGGGGCGGTAGGTCTTCGGCGGCGGCGGATCCTGGGGCGTCCTCGTGACGTGATAGCCCGCTCGTCGCCCCCCAGGATTGCCGCTTTGGCCCCTCTTCCAGCCACCCTTTCCGGTCGGGTTCGGCATCAAACTTGCTCATCCTCAGTATTTTTGGCGGATCCGAGCCTGCTCCGCGGCGCGCGGCAGCTTGTTTCCAACTTGCTTCGACAGAAAATTACAAGAAAATGTCTCCACACGCAATTATCGTGCGAAGGATAGGAGGACTGATGGTGGATAAGCGTCGCCCACAGCCAGAGGGGGTAAGGGGACCAACTTGATGAAGGGGGTCACTCACAGAGGATGGTCCTCTTGGTCCCCTTGGTCCCCTTTGAAGGCGGCCATTTAGAGAAGAAGATCAGAACCTTGAGTGCCCCCCTCCTAGCAAGGGGACCAAGGGGACAAACGGGACCACATAGCCACCCTGACCCCCTTGATCATGGTCAGGTCGCCGACGGTGCTGAACTGAGTGACGTCGACGCCAGCCAACGTCGCGGCTGCGCCAATCGCCTTCATGTCGAATGACGGTCGGCCTTTGACGCTCGACCAAGTCACCGAGACGCCCTCTCCCGCAATCTTGTTGACCCCCTTCTCGCGCAGGCGCTCCTTCAGTCCGTTCTGCATGGTGCGCAGGGAGGTGTTCGCCGCGTCGGCGGCGCTCTCTTGCGCCTTGATGGCGCGCGCCAGGTCGACGACCTCTGCTACGAACTGCGGATCGGCGGTGGCGCCGTTTGACCGCGGTACATTGGTCCGATCGCGCCCGCAGGCTTTTGTGAAGGGACACCACCTGCATTCGCGCCCGCCGGCAATCCATCCCTCCGGCGGCAGCTCGGAAGCGGAGAGCGCGGTCAAGATCTGCCGCGCTCGCGCCTTTGCATTGGCGAAGACTTTCTCCTCAAACCGGACGACAAATTCACGAACCACATCCCAAAGGCTTGCGTCGGTGTAAGTGATGACCGCGTATTCGGGCTTGTATTTGGTCTGCTTGCGGATGAGGCCGAGCTGCACCTGCGCCTGCAGGACATGCTCCGGCTTCGGGCCGTCAAGCACAGATCGCGGATCGACCGTCTTGCATTCGGCCGCAAAGCAGTGCCCCTCGCCGAGGTCGGGCACGCCGAGCGCCGCCAGAGCGTCGCGCGGTTGATTGATGACCAGCCCGTCGGGCGTGGCCGAGAGAAACTCGGATATGAGGGTGAATTGCTGCTGGCCGGCAAGCAGCAGGTCATCGCCGTATTTGGCTCGCAACGCCGGCTCCCAGAAGCCACTCTCAAAAACTGAGCCACGGGTGCGGGCGCCCCATCCGTCGACATGACCAGCATCGCGCTCGGCGCCGGACTTCGGGTCGGCTTCTTTCTTGACCCAATAGGTTTTACGCGCGCATTGACCGATTTCCGACGCGCCGACCGTCCCGGTGCGGTCGCCGAAGACCCGGCGCGTGGCGTGCGCGTAGGCCGCGAGGATGTCCTTGATCACTGGAGCGCCTCGCGGATCCGGATAAAAGCGCTCGATTGCTCGTGAGGCAAAGGATCGTCGAATGGTGCGAGGCCGGCAGCCTCGCGCAGCTTGATGATCCGATCATCGATTAGACGCAGGGCGAGGAAGCGCGCGTCAGGATTGGCCGAGCGCCAGGGCTGCGCCAGGTCAATCAGGTCGGTCTCTTGATCCAGCGAGATCTCGGGCAGCGAAGCGATGAGGGTTGCGAGCTGCGGACCGTGTGGACCGGCTAGCGCATCATCGATCTCCTGCTGGCGCTTCTGCTCATAAGCTTTCGTCAGGCGATCACGCGCTTCGAGACGGCGTTCGGCGCGCCGGAGGCGGGCTTTGACGTGTGCCGGGAGCTGCCGGTCGGCGAGGGCGAGGAATGGGTTGGTCACGACGCGGCCTCGCTTTCGCGAGGAGCTGCGGCCTCATCCTCTTCACGGGGTTGATGGGCGGCTTTATCGTGGTGGGCCCGAAGAGCGGCTTCGCGTGTTGAGCGGACAGTGCACTGCTTCTCGTATTCGTCTACTTCTTGACTGCCATAGCGAACCACCGCTCCAAATTTCTTATAAGCGGGGCCAATGCCACGCGCCATGACTGCAAGGTGCGTGGCGACACATTTAGCCGCCGCGCTACCTGGAACTCGTCCAGATTCGGATCTTCCTCGATTTTTGCCGGTCCCATCGCAGGTGCCCTTCGCTGGACTGCGTTGGACCACCCGTGCTCCCTTAGCCGCCACAAATCTATTGGATGAAACCGCGTCAAAAACCGCGCAAAAAATTCCAAGTCGTTGAACTACCGTATAAACCGGGGCGCGGCACTCCGAAAGATCGATTAGGGTGGCGCAAAATTTCCCAATTATTGTTGATTGAGCTCAATTGTGGGGGACGTCAGCGCGGCACTTGAGCGGATCGTCGCGCGCAAAGACGAAGAACATTGGCGCGCGCTGTGCGAGCGCTTAGAGATTGATTACGATGGCGTGGCCGCGGCGCCGGCCGGTTAAGTGATCTGCAACCGATACTGGCGATGCCGTTGGAATCTGTGGATATCCACTAAGTCTTTGTTCAGGGCGGCACGGGCGTGGCATCGTTCGGGCGCATCTCGAATTTGTGGGCGAGGCTGATCCCCGAACGCCGGGATTGCGGCTCGCCCATGCGGAGGCGATTCAGCGTGGCTGGCAAACGAACCCGTCCGGCAGGCGACAAAACGGCCGTTCTCGACGACGCGACACTCGACAAGATTCTGGGGAGTCTCGGCGACAAGGTGCCCAGCGACCTTGATCGGTCCCAGCTTGCGCATGAAGTCAAGCGCGTTTGGGACTTCTACCAAGGCTGCCGGCGAGAGGATAGCAAGTCAGGTCGCACGCAGCGGTGGAAAGTACTTAAACAATATTCAACCAAGCTGTGGCGTCAGTTTGATGGTCTTAGCAGCGCTGACCGCTTGAGGTTGGCCAAAGAGTTCGAGCGGTTTGAGATTGCTGTTTGTTCCAATTTAGCTGGGCATGGCCTCGACTCTCGGTGGCACGGCCCCGATATCCGGGGGCGACAATCATCATGGCGAGAAGTGCTCGACGGGCTGTCGCCGAAGGAATGGTTCATCAGCCGGGGTATGGCCGAGATTTTCGAGCGGCATTTCAAGAAAGAGGCGACTTGCAACCGAGATGTGGCGTCCGGGCAGGTTTGCGGGCCGTTTGTTAGCTTCGTGTGCGGCATCACCGCCGAATTGGGTGAGCCTTTAAAAGGGGATACGATCGTGAAGGCGATGACGGCGCGGAACAATATGAAGAAACAAATGGCTGCTGCGATCGCCCGGCGTGATCAGGACATTCCCAACGAGGAGACTACGCGACGCGGCTTGAGGAAGGTCGAAGCAGTGATTGCGGGGTGGGCGGAAGACCTTGCCTTGGTCAATGTCAAACTTGATCAGATCACGGAAGAAGATGGCGTGACGCGCCTCGACCTTGAGTCGCGCCGGAACGAACTACTGGCCTCTATGCAGGCTCTTGAGGACTATTGGCGTGCGCAGTATGAGAATTTTGGCATCAATTACGCAAAAACTTCAATCAAATCAACCGCCTCTGATCGGTTGCGAGCTCGAAAAGGTCGCGATTGTTAGGCGACTTCGAAAATTCCTTCGTCATTTCGCGCGACTATCCTCCAATTTCGCAGCCCTGAATTTGTCGCTACATCACATCGCACAGATAGCGGCGTCCAAAACAGCATATCACCTGCAGCCGGCTGACTACGACCCGTTCGCGGGCTCCGTCCATTGATGCATGCGATCCGAACCGTGATGAGGGAGTCCCCACGTCTGCGCCTTGATCTGTCCTATGCGCCTCGCGGTCTCTCGCGAGAGGAGGCGGCGCGCTATATCGGCGTCGGAACGACCAAGTTTGACGAGATGGTTGCTGATAAGCGCATGCCGCGGCCGAAACGGATCGACGGGCGGGTGGTATGGGATCGGCTGCGCATTGAGGCCGCCTTTTCGGACTTGCCCGATGACGATCGGCAAAATCCTTTGGACCGTCTCCATAGGTGTGCCTAGGATGTCGTGGGGACGCCCCATGACCGAGAGATATCCCTACGCCGGATCGTATCTTGACCGCCACGGCAAGCGGCGTTGGCGTTTTCGACGCGCCGGGAAGACGATCCAGCTTCCAGGCTCGCCAGGAACGCCGGAATTCGAGGTTGCCTATGCCGCAGCGCTGGCGGGCCAGCCGATTCAGAAGGCTGATGTCCGACGACTGCCGACGGCAGCAGTCCCTAAATCACTCCGCGCCGCCTGGCGCATCCTGATCACTGATACGCTCGAGTGGAAGCAGCTAGATCTGGAAACTCAGCACTCCCAAACCCTGATCGCCGAGCGGTTCCTGCGCTCGCCCGTGGTTGAGGGTGAGCCGCTGACGTTCAGTGACGTGGCGGTCGCCGACCTTCGGCGGAAGGATATCAAGTTGATCCTCGCTCGACGGTCCGGCACGCCGCACGCAGCGGCGCATCTGCTGCGACTTATCCGCAAGTTGACGGGCGTGGCACTCGATCATGAATGGATTGAATACGATCCCACATACCGCATCAAATTTCGACCCGCCTATAAGGGATGGAAGGCCTGGCCAGCAGAAGCTCGTGCGGCCTATGAGCAGTACTGGCCGATCGGCACCACGCCGCGGCTCGCCTATGCGCTCGCGCTTTATCTCGGACATAGACGGTCCGATGTGGCCACGATTCGTTGGAGCGACATCGAGGACCAGGGCGCCAATGTCGTGCAGGCCAAGACCGACAAAGCGCTCTGGATTCCGATGCATCCCGAATTGGTGAGGGCCCTGGAGGGCATCGAGCGGCGGGGCGAGACGATCCTGGTGACGCAATATGGACGGCCGTTCAGCGCCAAGGCGCTTGGGATGCGCATGCAGGATTGGACGCGGTCGGCTGGCCTGCCGCCAGGATACACGCTGCATGGGCTGCGCAAGACGCTCGGCAAGCTGCTCGCCGAGCATGGAGCTACCACGCGCCAGATCATGGCCATACTTGGCCACGACGACATCGCCCACGCCGAGCTCTACACCCGGGAAGCCGAGCAGAAACAGCTTGCGACCGACGGAATGAACAAGCTGACGCCCTTGACCTTGAAGGCGATCAAGGGCGGAAAGGCTGATGGCTAACCCCTGGCTAACCGCGATGGCTAACCGGCATACAAGGCATTGATAGGAATCGGGTATGGCGCTCCCTAGGGGACTCGAACCCCTGTTTTCGCCGTGAGAGGGTTAATACGTGAACATTGCCGAACTTGGGCGGCCCCATTCTGTCCCTATTTTATCGATATTTATTGTCATACACGGTCGCTATGATACACCTGCGTTCGCCCACATTTATTCCCCAAAAACTCCCCATTGTCTAGAGTCAGAAAATGGCACGCAAAGTTCGTGACGCGAATCTCGAGACTCGCACTGCGCGGTTGCGCCTGCACATGCGGTCCGAGCCTTATTGGCGGAGCCTGGAGAAAGGATTTTTCCTTGGGTACCGGCGCCGTGCCAACGGCGGCACCTGGCTTGCTCGGCGCCGAGAGGCCGATGGTGGCTATGTCGAGCATCGGATCGGCACCACGGACGATTTGCAAGAGGCTGATGGGGTCGCCCTTCTCGACTACGGGCAGGCCCAAAACGCTGCCCGGGCGTGGTGGCGCGCCGATGTGCGTCGTGAGGAGGGCCACGACAATCGAACCGGCCCGTTGACTGTTGCCGACGCCATCACGGACTATTTGAAGGCGTTTCAACGCCGCGGCGGCAAGTCAGTCTATCACGCTCGCCGCGCTGCGGAGACGCATGTTCTACCACCTCTCGGTCGCCTCCCCGTCACTAAGTTAACGGCCAAGAAGATCGAGGACTGGCATCACGGCCTTGCCGAAATGCCGGCGCTCGCTCGCAGCAAGGCCGGCCGGAAGCCGAACTACCGTAAGGCAGACAAGAGCGCAGATGGCGTTCGCAGGCGGCGGGCCACAGCAAACCGGATATTGACAGTCCTCAAGGCCGCACTGAATCACGCTTGGAAAGCCGGGCACGTCTACAGCGACGAGGCATGGCGGAGGGTGAAGCCGTTCAAGGCGGTCGAGACGGCGCGGGTGCGCTACCTCGGCGAGGCCGAATGCGTCCGCTTGGTGAACTCTTGCGAGCCCGCATTCCGCAACCTGGTTCGCGGCGCACTTTTGACTGGCTGCCGGTACTCTGAACTCGCCGCTCTGCATGCCGCCGATTTCAACTCCGATGCCGGCATTGTGACGGTACGGGAAAGCAAGGCCGGCAAGCCGCGCCACGTCGTCCTAACCGATGAGGGTCAAGGCCTATTCACCGGATTGACCGCCGGCAAGGTTGCCAGTGACCCCATTTTTACGCGCGCGGACGGCGGCTTGTGGCGAAAATCGCATCAGTTGCGGCCCATGCTGGAAGCCTGCCGGCGGGCGAAGATCAAGCCGGAGGTTTCCTTCCATGTGCTTCGCCATACCCATGGTTCCGCCCTCGCTATGAAGGGCGTTCCGATGGGGGTCATTGCCGAGCAGCTCGGTCATGCCGACACCCGAATGACCGAAAAGCACTATGCGCATCTGGCGCCGAGCTACGTCGCCGACACAATCCGCGCACACTTTCCGACGCTTGGCATTACAGGCGATACGAACGCCACCCCGATTCAAGGCAAGGTATGATTCGCCTGACCCTGTCTAGGCCAGCGGACTCTCGATACACGGGCCGCCTCCCGAACAGCAGGAAAAATGCTAAGCTCGCTTCGACGCGGCTAGGGTCGCTCCCGAAAGCCGGGCACCGCACCCGGCTGCCGCGTCTCCTATGCGGGCGCCTGCGGCAGCGCATATGCCATCTTACAAGTACACCCAGCCACCGGGTCCATTTCGGCCGTCAAACGGAATTGCGCCAGATTTCCGTTTTGATGAGGACGCGCGCAAAGATCTTTTGCATTTGCTGCCCAGCCGATCTTGCGAAATTAGAGCCTCTGATGGCCGAAGCGACCTGGGGCAGCCCAATGTCAACGAATCTCCCAAGATGAGTGCTGATGACGTCATCGCTTGGATCGAGGAATGGCTGTCGGGGTATCGTGCGGGAGAACAAGCAATTCAGGGAGCGCGTCGCCAGCTCACCCCGGCTCGGGAACGCGCGGCGATCCGCGACCTGTTGGGAGCTCTGGAACCGTTCCGAAAAGGCTGGCTTTCTGAACAAACGGTCGACCTGATCCCAACATCTCTCTGGGAGGAGCTTGAGCGACGTGCCACGGAGCTCGAACACCAACAGTTCTATTCAGTCGAGCGCGAACAACTCAAGCCGCTGTGCGAAGGCTTGGGCGTGATTCTCGGGCACTATGTCAGGTCAAATGAGATAGCGCCCCAAGGTTCTTGGATGCTTGATTTTGTTGACCGGGTGCTCACGCTCGCGGACATTAAGCACCCTGACCGAATAGTGCATCCGGAGCGCCTTGAAGCACTGATATTCCCCTCGAGGAGCGCGTCTTCTCCAAAATGAGGGTCAATTTTAACCCTGAGTTGGCGGGACTTTCTGCTTCGCTTCGCCAAAGGTCACCGAAGTTCAATCGAACGTCGGAGACCCTGTATGGCAACACGCTTCGAGACTGTCGCTCCCCTTACCCGTTCAATTGCTGAAGTTGTCGCAGCAACCGGTATCGGGCGGACCAAAGTTTACGAAGCGATACGCGACCGGGACCTTCCAATCGTCAAGATCGGCAAACGATCTCTAGTGCTTGATGAGGATTTGCGCGCTTGGCTGCGTCGCCACCGTATCGGCGGGAAGGGTTGACATGCACTCCCGCAAACGCGTAGCCCCCGCCGACGTTCGCGCGTCGCACAAGGGCCAACGAAAGTTCAGCAAGCGCTCTATCAACATTCGATCACCCCGTCGTCAAACAACCTCTGTGCCGGCCGTCGGCCGCGCCGGCAGGGCGACCAACTTGAGCGCGCATTCGCTCCCCTGCTCCAAGGACATGTATTTGCAGTGCGTGCCGCTATCAGGAGCCGCGCGTAACTGGCTTGGCAACGACATCTTCTTTCCGCTGTTGGTCGATCGGCCACGCCGTGCGCAAGAGGCGCAGGCGTCGCCCGCAGCCGCAACGCCGTCGCCGCCCGGCGCATGCTCGTTGCGCATCGACTACGTCTTCACCGCTGACGACCCCCTCGACGGGCAGCCGGTCTTACCCGGCTTCGCCGACGACGGAATTTACTGGGCCTGCGTCACACGTCTTCCCGATGGCAGGACGCTCTGGCGTCGTATCTGCCTTGCTTAGGCCGCGTGACCGACCGCCGCCGGGTCGCGCTGGCCTGCATCGATTGGCGGCGAACACGATCAGATCAGATCAGATCGGAGAGAAGTCATGAACATGAAGCAGTATGTGGGTGAGACGTTTATCAAGTTCGCCGACGTTCGCGACGGCGCGCTGCGGATGCAGATCGCCGCGATCAGAGAGGGGAAGTTCGACAAGCCGGACATGATGTTCGAGAGCGGGGAAGTATTGAGCTTGAACGCCACCAACACGCGCATCCTGATGCGCGCCTACGGTCAGGAGAGCGCGGATTGGATCGGCAAGGAGATCGAGCTCACGCCGGGCCAGATCGAGTTTCAGGGTCAGTTACGGGACTCTGTCGTCGTCAAGCCGATCTCGCCACCGACTGA